GACTGGGAAAGTTCGTACATTAATGGTTTAGATCTTTTAGGTTTTAAATACGATAATCGTAATGAACCCTTTCAAGGAGCAAGTGGAGCTACTCACCCCGTTTTAGCAGAAGCTGTTACACAGTTTCAAGCACTTGCTTATAAAGAATTACTTCCTGCAGATGGACCCGTTAGAACTCAAGTCATTGGCATATCCAATCCTGCAAAAGAAGCTCAATCACAAAGAGTTAAAGATTTCATGAATTATCAAATTCTAGATCAGATGAAGGAATATGAACCTGAATTTGATCAGATGCTATTTCATCTACCACTCAGTGGTTCGACTTTTAAAAAAGTTTATTATGATGATTTATTAGGAAGAGCTGTTTCAAAGTTCATCCCAGCAGACGACCTCGTAGTTCCGTATACGGCTACCTCATTAGACGATGCGGAAGCGGTGGTCCATGTTGTAAAAACATCAGAAAATGATTTAAGAAAACAGCAGGTTGCTGGTTTCTATTCTGATATTGAATTAACAAAACCTGTCGCTGTAGATGCAGACAAGGTTGTTGATAAGAAAAGAGAATTAGAAGGAACCGCTAAATCAACAAGAACAGAAAGCGTGTATACTTTATTAGAGTGTCACGTGAATCTGGATTTAGAAGGTTTCGAAGATGTTGGTCAAGACAGTGAGCCAACAGGAATAAAATTACCGTACGTCGTTACAGTCGAAGAAGGTAGTCAAAAAGTATTGTCAATCAGACGAAACTTTGCGCCCAATGATCCACTAAGAAATAAAGTCCAATACTTCGTCCACTTCAAGTTGCTGCCAGGACTAGGATTTTATGGCTTTGGACTCATTCATATGATTGGCGGTTTGAGTAGAACGGCAACGTCTGCTCTCCGTCAATTATTAGACGCAGGGACTTTATCAAAGTTACCCGCAGGATTTAAACAAAGAGGTGTCAGAGTCAAAGATGACGCTTCACCCATACAACCTGGAGAATTCAAAGATGTGGATACACCAGGTGGTAATCTAAAAGATGCATTTGTATTTTTACCATACAAGGAACCTTCAGCCACATTATTGCAGTTGATGGGAATTGTAGTTCAAGCAGGACAGAGATTCGCGTCCATTGCTGACATGCAGGTCGGGGACGGGAACCAAGGCGCAGCCGTTGGTACGACCGTAGCTCTTTTAGAACGGGGTTCAAGAGTAATGTCAGCAATCCATAAACGATTGTATGTAGCTCTAAAACAAGAATTTAAATTACTAGCAAAAGTATTTGCTCAGTATCTACCACCTGAATATCCATACGATGTAGTGGGCGGACAAAGAAATATTAAAGTAGCTGATTTTGATGAAAAAGTAGATGTACTACCAGTAGCGGATCCAAACATTTTCTCAATGTCACAAAGACTAACATTAGCACAAACTGGATTACAATTAGCGATGTCTAATCCACAAATGCATAATTTATACATGGCATTTAGAAAAATGTATGAGGCATTGGGAATAAAAGATATAGATAGAATTTTACCACCACCGCCACCAAAGGCACCTAAAGATCCATCATTAGAACACATCGATGCTTTAGGAGGAAAGCCTTTTCAGGCATTTCCAGGACAAGATCATAGAGCACACGTTACAGCTCACTTAAATTTTATGTCAACTAATATGGTTAGAAATAATCCAGCCGTTATGGCTTCATTACAGAAAAATATATTAGAGCATATTTCTTTAATGGCTCAAGAACAAGTACAATTAGAGTTCAGAGAACAAATGCAACAAATACAAATGCTAGCACAACAAGCAGCACAGAATCCACAAGCACAACAACAACTTCAACAAATGCAACAAACTATTGAAGCACGAAAAGCAGTGTTGATTGCAGAAATGACTGAAGACTTTATGAAGGAAGAAAAGAAAATTACTTCACAATTCGATCATGATCCATTACTTAAACTTAAGTCAAGAGAAGTTGATTTAAGAGCAATGGAAAATGAACGTAAAAAACAAGAAATGAGTAAAAAACTAGAAATTGATCAAGCTAAATTAGTTCAAAACAGAGATATTACGGACGATAAACTTGAACAGGATGAAGAATTAGCTGAATTAAGAGCTGATACTTCAATTGAGAAGCAAGAAATGGCAAATGAGAATAGATTGACACTTGCAAGAATGAAACCTAAAACAAATGGAAGCTCTAGATAGTGACATACACTAAAAAAGGAGCTAAAATTAAAAAAGAAATGAAAAAATTCTATGGAAAAAAGAAGGGTGAAAAAATCTTCTTTGCTTCTAAGAATAAAGGTACTATAACAAACATATATAATAAAAGGAGCACATAATGGCGTGGAATTATAAAACAGGCGGAAAAGAATTCAAGATTCCTGAGCAAAAAAAGGCAGTTGATCCTAGATCTAAAACTAGCATCAGAGGAAAAAGCTATATTGCTACAGGTGATACAAATTCTGTTCCAGCAAAACAAAAAAAGCCTTATAAAGTAACTTGGTTCTAAAATGTGGTTTAGTGCAATTAAACTTGCTTTAAACGCAGGTAGCCATATTTATAAGAAGCGTCAAGAGACAAAGATGGCTATGGCTGATGCGCAGCATATGCACGCGCAGAAGATGGCCCGAGGTGAGGAATCTTACCAGGGCAAACTTTTAGAATCCCGAGATAAAGATTATAAGGACGAGGTCGTTTTAGCGATTCTCACACTCCCGATAATAATTTTGGCCTAGGGAGTTTGGTCGGACGATCCGGCGGCGATGGAGAAGATAAATCTTTTCTTCGAGCATTTCAAAGCGCTTCCCTCGTGGTTTACTAATCTTTGGATCCTTGTATGTGCCAGCATTTTTGGTATAAAGGGAACACAAATTTTTAGAAATGGTAAAAAATAAGAAAGGAGAAAAATAAAATGAGTATAAACGGAAAAGTTAAATGGTTTAATTCAACCAAAGGTTATGGTTTCATTGCAAGAGATGACAAAGAAAAAGATGTCTTTGTACATTTGTCAGCAGCTAAAGCCGCAAACTTACAGTTAAATGAAGGCGATGCGCTAACATTTGAAGTTGAGAACGGTGAAAAAGGTCCTTCCGCAGTTAATCTGCAAAAAGCTTAATCATATTTCAATAAATTTCAAAACACATTTGGGCAGAGCTTAAAAAAAATTATCACATTTAATTTCTGCCCTACTGCGAGTGCGACAAAAAGTTTTCTCTTTTAGATTCAATCAACACATTTTGAACAAAGTTAGATTTTAAATGACATGCCATGCATTCATATAATACTTTCTTTGGATTTTATGCGTTAAGCAATACTCCTATGTGGTTAGATTATGAAGAAAATAAATCGTAATGATTTTTCAGAGCAATCGCCAGTACCGATTTGATTTTTTCTATCTCTCAATCTTCCTTTTATTAACGGTAGCTGCAATTCTATCGTAAGGTCAGAAGACAATAAATAAAGGACACCGGTAATTAAGTTGTGATATATTTCTTCAATATTGAGGACTCATGGATGATGTAGTAGTTGTTGGGGGTGGAATAATTGGAGCTTCCACAGCATATTTTTTATCAAAAGAAGGCAGAAAAGTTCGAGTTTTTGAGCGCGACCCAACTTACAAAAAGGCTTCTTTTCCTTTGTCTTTAGGGGGGTTTAGACGCCAATTTTTCAAAAAGAAAACATTTTATTAGGGAAATTTGCTAAAGAATTCATTTTTCAGTTACCCGATTTATTAAAAACAAAAAAAAACGGAAAACCAACAGTGAGTATGGTTCCTAATGGTTATCTTTTGTTATTCGGCCCAGAACATGCTGAAGAGCAGTATGAGGCTTTAAAAAATCATAAAGCTTGTGGTGCTGAGACAAAAAATGTGAAAGCTGAAGAATTGCAGAATTTTTTTCCTTGGATTAATTCTGATGGTTTGGAAACAGCGACCTTTACTGATAGCAAAATTGAGGGATGGATCGATCCACACATGTTTCATGCCGCTCTTAAAAATAAAGCAATTGAACTTGGAGCAAACTTTGAAAAAAAAGATATTAAAAGTATTGATGAAATTAAAGCAGATACGATTATTTCCGCAGCTGGATGTTGGACCAAAGAACTTCTGCAAGATATTCCAGTAGTTCCACAAAAACACACAGTTTTTCGAGTAAAATGCCCGAAACATATTCCTGAAATGCCTTTAACTGGAGATTTACCAAGCGGAGTTTATTGGAGACCGGAAGGCAAAGAATATCTTGCTGGATCTCCAAATTCAAAATTTGATGCTCCAGATTTAGAACCTGAATGGAATGATTTTGAAGAGTTGGTTTGGCCTGCTTTGGCAAATAGGGTACCAGCATTTGAAGAATTGAAACTTACTGGT